TTACATCTGTTGTAGCTGCGGTTGCACCAACAAGGTCTTGACCCAAAAACTTTGGATTATAACTTAAGAAATAATTTACTCTATTGTTCTTTAGAATGGTTTTTAGAGTAGCATCAGACCAAGCAACGGTGTTATCTACACTACCATTCAAAACTGTAGATCTATCGATACCGGCTACAGTCAAATACAATTCATTTCTATCTTTTGCTCTTGCAAAGAATCCACATACATCTGGAACTGCAGTTTGTGTGTATGTCAATGTAGAACTTCCAAGAACAGAACTTGTATTGAAATTGCTAACAGTCTTTTGCCCATACACATTGAAAACTCTGTCTGCAACTGCAGGTGAATCACCAAAGGCAACATAAGATGGAGAACCAAACAAAGAATCAAAATTTGCGGCAGTATAACCAGATCCATTTGATTGTGATGCAAATACGCCTGTAGTATAGGGATTGTTGATCAACCATTGTGAAATTGCTGCAGTTGCACAAGATCCCATCAAAACATCAATGTTTTTTCCGGTCGTGTTTGTGTAATTATTAAACCCTGTTGTGCTTCCGGTTATTACTAGAGCGCCGCCGTATGCCAAATAACTAATGGCCAAAAGGAAATCTTTTCCGTTTGTAATACCAGATAAAGTATTGTTTCCATTATTTAAAAATAGACCATAAGTATCCCCGGTATTTCTGGCTAATATAGCCCCCGTGGATCCGCCTAAAGCGTTAAAATCATTTACTAGATCATTTGGAGTGGTATAAACGATGTATGTATCGGATGTTCCACCTTTTGTAGGTGATTGTTTAAAATATCTTGAATATACTAACCAACCAAACATACCACCTGGGTCTGCTGTGATTGTGTTACCAGAATAAGTAGCCCCAATATTAAAACTAGACCCAGCCAAAAAACCTGTTATTAACTGCGTGCCTCTAGTTTCTTTGGTGTATGAGTTTGGGTTAGTAAAAGAGCTTAAGGAAATTGCCATATTTTTGTACCTTTATTCTGTATTATTTAGATTTTTTATACAGGGTACCATACTACAGAGCCATCAGAAAATTTTTCATTTTCATCATCATCTTGACCGTACATGAACAAAACATTGTCATCTTCTGGCTTTTTGGCCTCTTCATAGTTCATTTTGGCCGTTTCAATCAAATCAGAATAGTATTCTTGTCTGGTTAGCCACGCAAAAAAGACCAAAGTCATTACTAAATCATCATTTTGGCCTTCTTCTGCCTTATATGTGTTTGATTTTGAAACAAACGCCATTAGTTCCTGAATTATTCTTTCATCGTTTATTAAAATCTTATCCTCTTCAACAAGTCTTTTTAATATAGCACATCCCAATTTTTTTGTTTGTGCTGTTGTTCTTAATCCCATCTCGCTTTTGCCTGTTGCAAATCCCTGAGAAAGCATCTGACCTTTTCTTCCTGCAATACGGGTCATTAACAAATTTTCATAGTTAAGATCGTTATAAAGAATACTTGACACCTGACCACCTATGTCGTTTGTTTCAACCAATACATAAGCATTGTTGTACAATTCTCCTACCTTTTTTATTGATTGAGGAAAATTAAAAGGACTTATTGTATTATTTCTGTATGTTGCAACAATTTTATAAGGTGATTCCGTTCCTTCTATTACAGTAAACGCCGAATAGTCGGATCCCTGTCCTCTTGATACATCAGCCTGTAAAAAATATATTTTGTCTTTCTGAGGTTCGGCAAAAATTCTCAATCCTTCGGCATCTTCAGATAGATACTCTTCTGGAGCCAATACATTTAATTTTGTAGAAGAAATCAATGTATTTGAAGAGCCCAAGAAACTACAACCATATTCTTGTTCAAATTGTTCTGGACTGGTGTTTGCTATCTGTTCTGCTGCCCATACATCATCTCTTTTTGGGCCACCGGGAGTAATTGGAACATCTCTCCAAGAAACTTCTACCGGGACGAATTTATTTTTTAATTTGTGGCCTTCGGCTCTATTGGAATCAACCCAAAGTTTGTGGAAATGGTTCATCCCATTTGGTGTAGATACAATAACAAGTTTTGTGGTCGTACCAGCCGAAATGGTTGGATATGTCGATGAATAAAATTCTTCTGCTACGTGTGACGGCAAGAATGCGTATTCGTCCAGCAATAGGAAGTTAAAAGAGCCACCACGAATGGCTGAGGACGATGTTGCGTCGCAGATCACTCTGGACCCGTTTTCTAGTTTCAAAGACGTCTTATTCCATTCTACAACCCCCTGCTGCAAGAAGTGAGGTAGGTTCTCATACGCCAATTGCAACTTGGAATACAATTCATCCTTTGCTGTCTTAAGTCTATTGGCTAGAATGGCTACGCTAACGCTTTGATTGAATGTTATGTAATGGCAAATATATCCAATAACCGAAGTTGACTTACCAGATTGGCGCGGCCATTTGGAAATTACGAATCTATTCTTATGAATTGCACTTACAAATTTTTGTTGGTAATCATACAACTCGAAAGGCATGATACCTTTATCAAGAGTTTTAACCTTCACATACTTTTGAATAAAATAAACAGGATCGTTGGCGCACTTAACATATTCTTTAAGTTGCTCTTCTGTATATTGTAACTCTACGCCGGGAGGTTTTAATTTTGGATTATTACGATAGCCCTGCTGATTATTGTTTTGGCTCATCTTTCACTACCTCTGCTTCCACAAGTTCTTTTTCCGTGCTTCTTTCCTTGTTCAATAAATTTTGCAGATCTTTGGTTGAACCGACAAATACAGAATTGTTTGTTTGCTTTATTTCAGTTTTGCTTGAAGTTGTGTCTTTGGCTTTTTTATGAATGTCCAACATATTATTATTCAGGTCAGCCATTGTTTTTAACAGTATGGCAACAACTTCAAATGCTCTTGGTGAATCTGATTCGGTTGCCACCTTCAATGCGCTTTCAAGGGCCATGTTTCCGTTCCCGATCAGATCCTTTATGTTCTGTTGAGCCTTTTCATAATCCTTTTGAAAATTACTAGAATCAAAAGTACCACCTGCAATGGCTTTTGTTTCTTTTGAATCATTCAACGGGACATTAAAAAAATTGGCTAAATTTTTATTCATTATGTTAAATCTAAATCTATTCCAGCAGTAAGCCCAATCGTGCTGATTTGAGAGACTGCTTCCGAACTTGCAAATATAAACGACTTTGCCATAAAATTAAATGTAGATATATTCACTCTTCTATTAGTAAGATCGCCGTCATATTTATCACTGATGTTATTGGATACCATCGTTATTGGTATTGCAATATTAGTGATGTAATCGGTAAAATTCATGTTTATAACATGTGTTGGATTAAACAACGGCATTATTTGTTCTATTATTTGTAATGAATCATCTATATGTCTTGTATATACAAACAATGTAAATCCAACATTTACGGGCACTTCACTAAAGACCATATTTGTTGAGTTGTTACAGACTCCATTAGTAGAAGTACCAAATTTTAATGGTGTATTTCTATTTCTTCTTCTATTTGGGTCTGGCGATATGGCGTTCATTATATAACTCAATCTTGGCAATTGATTTTCAATACGAACACCATCTGTTATGGAAGAAGGATTTAAGTATCTCTGAATAAACTTTTCTTGAGATGCGTATGTAATTGGGACTCGGATATCAAGATCGGAGCCACCAACAGTAGAGTTTTCATGCTTGACATGAATATCACTAAAAAGGGTTCCAAATGCAACCACCAATTTTCTTAAGTTTTTGTTATAATCAGTGCCGTACATTTTTACCTCTTATTAGCAATCTTCAACCGCAAAAGGATTGTTTTCATCAAAAGTAAATCCCGCTGCTTCTTGTTGCAAGACTTCGTTTATACCAGCAGTTGTTCCAAGAACATTATTCAATGGTATTATACCAGAGCCAGACAATCCTCTTGTAGTGTTCATGACATCGTTTACGGTAGAATTGTTTGTTTGAATTGTCTCGTAACTGTAGGTGAACAATTCTGCTGTTATTTGATAAGAATATAATTTGCCCAATGGATACATTGGATTTTCGTGTTCAACAAAGTTTATTTCAAATAAAGACTTTGATAAAGGAAAATATATCAAATCGCCTTCTCTTGGTCTTATTATAGTTGGATCAAATGTGGTTACTTCTTCTGTAAATCTTTTTCTTGCTAGAATAAGAACTACTTTATCTTTAATTTCAATACCAAACTGGGTTATGATATCCGTACCATCAAATCCTTTAAAGTTTGCCAAATACATTTCAATAGTGTAAGATGTGCTAAAAGAAGAGCCTGGATCTTCTCCAAATAACTTATCTATTGATAGATATTGTCTAGGTATATAAAGGCAATCCATTCCAGTTGCCTTTATTATTTCAATAGTGACGCCTTCTACTAGATCTTGTTCACCTTTATATCTGGTAATGTATGGATTTATTGCCATTATTATCCTATCATCGGATCAACTGGTAGTTCTTGTGTTCTCAACAATGTATTTTCTATCTTTTCTAATTCTGCAGTTGCCTCTTGCATCATTGCAGGGGCATTCAAGGATGCGCCACCCGGAAGAGGAACATTTGCAAACTTCATTAAATTTTGTGCCCATTGTCTTTTTAAAAGGGCCGTGTAATATAATCTAAACACACGATCATTCCAAACCAAAGGATATTCGTTTGGGTTAATTTTGACATATGCTTCTACAAAGAGATATGATCCCGGAATATATTTGGTAGAGTCTGTGTCTAAAAATAGTCTATTAGTAGTTTTTGTATATGTGTACGATGCTGGATAATTGAATACGTCATTTATGAGTTTGATATAACTCATACCTTCCATATATGCTGCCATCGGACCTGACGAGAAACCAGATTGATTAAAATACAAACCGAAGAAATCAAATAGAGTCATTTGATATCTCAAATCAAACATATAGTCTCCAACTACGTTTGATGCTCTATAAACTTTTGTTACCGTTCTTATATCTGTTGCTTCTGGCCAATACCCAGTAAGACCTGTTGTACTGTCTGTTACTACTTGGGCTCCCATTGCAGGACCAAATGAGGTTGTGTCAAAATACTTTCTAGCAATGTCGGTATCGGATATTTGGTGTATGTATACTGCTCTTTGATTAAAATCAAAGTGCCTGTCATACATGTATTCTAATGCTTCGTCTAAACGATCTTCGGCTTGTTGTGGATCTACATTGATCTGAACAACTGGCGCTCCGAGAGCCCTGAAGCAATAATCTATAAAATCTTGTCGTGAGTTTATGGCCATGATAAAAATATTTATGAATTTTTAAGCATATTCTTTAAAATATTAATATCATGCTCCTTTATCGGGTCAGAATTAACAGTAATCTGAATTAACTTTAAATCTTCAAAAGACATATTTTCTATTTTTTCTCTTCTGTCTTTATTTTCTTTTACAACATAATTTGGATCGTAGTTTGTAAATCCAGGCATTTTTAAAGGACAATTTAAAACTGGGTAGTCCAATTTTGAATACTCCCCATCCTTTTTTAATAGCCAAGTATTGTTTTTGTCTCCACACCCACAACCACTACAAAAGTGGTAATCTGAATTTTTACTTTTTTTCAAATGATGGCAGGCTGAAATGTTGTCTTTGTTGCCAAAACAGGAAACAACTCTTAGTTGTTTTGTTGGTATATCTATTTTATTATTATCAAATCCTCTAGAGGCTATTGACATAGCCAAAGACACAATTTTTTTAATCATATCAAACGTTTTCGTATATAATTGTTGTTCCTGCTGGATATACGTTTCTATTCAAAAAAGCCTTATATTTGTCTGGAACAGTTCCATAAATCTTTATAACATTGTTAGAATATGTTGTCACTGTTGTGGTATTATATGGCAAATCTAATAATTCTACTAAAACATATCTTATTGCTGTAGTTGTACCTTTAACTCTTAAATAATTTTGTTCAGCAAATAAAGAGAAAGATCTTATATTTGGCAAAATATCTTGAAGATCCGAAGATGCAAAGTCTTCACCTGGAAAATATTCTTCTGCCAATCCCTCTAACAGTTTTCTATCCATCAATAAGCCAGTTCTTATGTTTTCCCAGTTAACATAAGCACCGTAACCATATTCCATACTAAACAACCATCTTAAATAATTTTTGATAAGTGGTATTACTCTTACTTTTGTTG